ATCTGGACATCGATGTTACGTCGATCGAGAAGGATCGGTACAAGGCCGCGCCTGGATGCCTGATCGGAGACAACGTCAAGTTTATGCGCTCGATGGACCTTTCCCGATTCGACGTGGTCGACCTGGACGACTACGGAGTCCCGTTCGATCAGGCCGAGGAGCTGTTCAGGCAGCACGGGGTGAAGCCATTCGAATGCGTAGTGCATGTGACTGCTATTATGCGTGCTTTGGGATCCGTTTGTTACGGCATGTTGAAGTCGGTCGGAATCTCTGCGCGCATGGTCAAGAGATCCAGAACGCTCGTCTCCAGAAGGGGCGAAGAGATCCTCTTTCGCTGGCTTGCATCGCGCGGCGTTCGAAGCGCGGAGGTCAGGAAGGATGCAGGGTCCAAGCTGAAGAAGATCTATTTCAGTTTCCGCTTGACAGAAGCATTGCAAGATGGTAGTATGCTCGTAGACATCAACCAAGGAGGATGACATGTCAGGAATCTACGAGCCGAAGGGGCGCGCGAGGGAGTACTCTCCGCTGGCGCTCAACCTCTACCACGGATGCGATCACGGGTGCGCGTACTGCTACATGCGGCGCTTCCGCGGCGGCCCGGCAGTCTCTCAGGCCATGCCGATCAAGAACATTCACGGGATCCTTCCGCATACCTGCTTCATGCACCGGAAGACGGACAAGCAGGTTCTGCTCTGCTTCTCCTGCGATCCGTATTGCTCCGCCGACGTCGAGTTCCGCGTGACCCGCTCCGCGCTCATCGAGATGAGCGACCAGGAGATCCCGACCGCGATCCTGACCAAGGGCGGCATGCGTGCCCTGCGGGATCTCGACGTCGTCGAGACGATGGACCGCGTTGCGGTCGGCGCGACCCTGACATTTCTCGACACGGACGACTCGCTCCGCATCGAGCCCGGCGCGGCTCCTTCGCAGGAGAGGCTCGCCATGCTCGCCGCGTTCCACGACACGGGAGTCAGGACCTTCGTCAGCTTCGAGCCGGTCATCGATCCGGACCAGACGTTGGCGCTCATGGAGCTGAGCGCGCCGGACGTCGATCACTTCAAGATCGGCAAGGTCAACGGGTGGAGCGACGGGCGGCGCGTCGACTGGGCCGACTTCCTGAGCCGAGCGGTCGAGCTGTCGGAACGGCTCGGAGTCGACTACTACATCAAGAAGGACCTGTACGAGCAGGGAGGGCGTCCTCCGTTCGTGACGCCCGATCACCTCGATGCGGACAGGTTCGCCGTGTGAGAGGAGCGTAATTTGCCTAGGCGTAAGGGGTCCGGACCTCCTAATCACAAAATGACCCCTGCAGCGATGGAGAAGCTCGACCGTCAGCGCAAGGCGGTCGAGCTTCGCATTATGGGGCTCACCTACCGGCAGATCGCCGAGAAGCTGGGCTACAAGTCGACGTCCAGCGTGCAGAAGGCGCTGCAGGCTGCGATCCGCAAGACGCTGCAGGAGCCGACCGACGAACTGCGCGCGATGGAGTCGGCCAAGCTCGACTTCATCTGGAAGGGCATGCTGTCGAACCTGCAGGCCGACAAGCTCGACTACAAGGCTTGGGAGATGCTCCTCCGGGTCATGAATCGCCGCGCGGCGCTGCTCGGTCTGGACATGCCTGCGCGGCGCGAGATCTCCGGCCCTGACGGCGGCCCGCTGCGCATAGACTGGCGCGCGCAGCTCGCATCGGCGCTGGGAGACGACCGGGCGGCCGATGCGCTGGACAAGTTGGCAGAGGCGATCGATGACGGCGGCGCGGACGACGCAAGCGGCGGATGAGGCCTGGCGGCTGAGCCTGGCCCTGTTCGCTCACCGCATCAGCGGCTGCTCGTGGAAGCCGTACCGCCACCTCCGATGGATCGCGCGCCAGGTGCAGGACGCCGTGGTCCAGGGAGGCGCGCGGATCATCCTGAACATGCCGCCGAGACACGGCAAGAGCGAGCTGCTATCACGCCGGCTCCCCTTGTGGTTCCTCCATTGGTATCCAGACCGCAAGGTCATACTTGCATCATACATCAAGGACCTGGCAGAGGGGTGGTCCGTCGAGATCAAGCGAGACCTGGACGAGCACGCGGACGAGCTGGGCATCCGCCTCCGTGTCGGGCGCCACGACCGCGACCGCATGGATCAGCCGTGACGGGCAAGGGCGCGTCGCTGGTCATCGTGGACGACCCGATCAAGAACGACCAGGACGCCCGCTCGGACACGAAGGTCCGTGAGCTGCGCCGGTGGTGGAACCGGGTGATCATGACGAGGCTCGAGAGGGGCGCATCCATCATCCTCGTTCAGACGCGCTGGAACGAGTACGACCTGACGGGCTGGCTCAGGGACCACGACCAGGACGGCCCGCGATCGCGCATGAGGGCGATCCGCTGGGCCGCTCCGAGGGCGAGCCCCTCTGTCCGCAGCTCAAGCCGCTTGCCGAGCTGGAGGCGCTGCGGGACGGGGAGGACGGCGTGGGTTCCGCAGCGTTCGAGACGATGTATCAGCAGGACCCGACGCCGTCCGGCGCGTCGGTGTTCCAGGCAGCATGGTTCCAAACCTTCGACCGCTGGCCGGACCCGTCGAGCTTCGATACAGTGATCCAGAGCTGGGACTTGACGTTCGGCGGCGAGTCCGAGGCGTCCAGCTTCGCGGTCGGCCAGGTGTGGGGCGTCCGCGGCAAGTCGGCGTGGCTCCTGGCAGAGTGGCGCAAGCGGGCCAAGCTGCCGGAGGTCGTGTCCGCCATGGTCGAGATGATCGAGCGGTTCCCGCAGACGGAGAGCGTGCTGTGCGAGGACAAGGCGCTTGGTCCGGCTGTGCAGCAGTCGCACGCCGACGAGATCCCGGGCCTGATCATGGTGAGTCCTGGAGGGCGGTCCAAGCTGCAGCGGGCGAGCAGCGTGTCTCCGATGGTCGAGGCCGGCAACGTGCACATTCCGTCCGCGTCCCTGGCGCCGTGGATCGGGAGTTGGAAGATGGAGGTCAGCCGGTTCCCGCACGCGAAAAAGGATGACCGGGTCGACTGCCTGAGCTATGCTCTAGCGAGGGTCAGGGAGGGAGCGGCGCGGGTGATCCGGATATCCAGATGGTCGGACAGACCGGGAGCATGACATGGGACTGATCAAGCAGGCAAAGGGACGGGCGCTGAGCTGGTACGGCCGCACGCGCGCCAAGTTGATCGGAGCGCTGCGGAAGCAGATCGAGGCGCACGGCATCTCGCCGGCCTGGACCGGGTCCGTCTGGTCCGGCGGCGCGTACGTCAAGGCGTGGGACTCCTCGACCGCGATCGAGGAAGGCCTCGAGTCGACGATCTGGGTTTATGCCTGTGTGACCGCGATCTCGCAGGCCGTGAGCAGCCTGGAGTGGAACGCCTACCGCGTCGCGGAGGACGGGACCTATGGCAGGCTGCCGGACTCAGACCCGCTAGCCGCGCTCCTGGCGCGGCCGAACAATCACCAGGACGCAAAGTCATTTTGGGAGTATACGGTGCTCATGCTTCTATTGACGGGCAACAGCATGACCGTAGAGCTGCACGCGGAGGGCGCTCCGTCCGGGCTGCCGGTCGCCATGCAGACGGTCAGGTCCGACAAGCTGAGCCCGGTGCCCGGCGACTGGCGTAAACACGAGCAGTGGATCAAGCACTACAAGTGGTCGAGCGACGTGACCGGGCTTCCGAACGTGCCGACGCAGGACCTGATCCACTGCATGTTCCCGGACCCGGCAAGCGATTACTGGGGCATGAGCCCGATGCGCGCAGGCGCGGCGACGATCGCGACGGACGAGGCGGCGACCGACTGGAACATGTACGCGATGGACAACAGGGTCTCGCCGAGCGGGATCCTGTCGGCCACGGGGCCGAACGGAGAACCCCTGACCGACAAGCAGTGGAATCAGTTCCGGCAGCAGGTGTATGACCAGCACCAGCAGCCTCAGAATGCGCGGGAGCCGTTCGTGGTCGGCGCCGACGTGACATGGACCTCGCTCGGCATGACAGCCGAGGATATGGACTTCATCAACGGCCGCCGGATGACCCGCGAGGAGATCTGCGCGCTGTTCCGGGTCCCGCCGCCCGTGGTCGGCATCCAGGACACGGCGACGTACAACAACGTCGCTCAGGCCTGGCTCCGATTCTACCTCGACACGGTGTTCCCGGTCGCGGACAGGCTCGCATCGGCGTTCACGCAGTTCCTGGCCCGCCGGTTCGGCGCGGACCTGGCCGTAGGCTACGAGCGGGTCGGCGTGCAGGCGCTGAGCGCTCAGCTGGTCGAGTACGCGGACACGTACGTCAAGCTGTGGGGCACGGGCGTCCCGCCCGTGATCATCGCCCAGGTCCTGGGGCTAGACCTGCCTCGCTTCGCGGGCGACACGATCGGATGGATCGCAGGAGGGCTCGTGCCTGTGTCCACGCTGCTCGAGCAGAGCGGCGCGGCAGACGAGGCGGAAGAGCAGCCGGCCGATGAGGCTGTGCAGGTCGACGAGGCGGCGTCCGCACTGGACGACATGCCCTCCCGCATGCACAAGCGGCTGGAGGCGATCTTCAAGCCGCTTAACACAGGCAAGCCCCGCAAGCCGCTGCCCGGCGGCAACGGAAGGGTCGTGCTGTGAACGTCAAGCCCTACGACCGAATCTCCGACCTGCCGCCTGCCGTGCGCGAGCTGAGCGATCGGCTTCAGCGCATCTGGATGGCCGTGTTCAACAGCGTGTGGTCGGACCACCCTGAGCTGGACGACGCAGACCGGGAGTCTCTCGCCGCATCGAGCGCATGGGCCGCGGTAGACCGCCGTCAGGACAAGGGCCGCCCGGCGCGGATCAAGGCCGCGAGCCGCAAGGCCGAGACGGCGATCAAGAAGGCGCTGGGCAACGCGGAACCGAAGCTGCGGCGCATGTTGTCCGGGCTCTGGGACGAGATGAAGGCGTCGGTCAAGCTGTCCGAGATCGAGGCGGCGATCAGGGCCGGTCAGCTGGAGCTGCCGCAGCTCGCCGACTGGCGGCGCATGTACGGAGAGTTCATCCGCGGCGAGTGGGCGGACGCGGTGAAGAAGATTGCCGAGTCCGGGATCGAGTCGCAGCGGGAGGCGATCGACGAGACGGGGGTCGACGAGGCGGCGGTCGCCGCTGCCGTGTCGGCCTGGATCGGCACGCGCGGCTCGGCGCTGGCCGACGAGGTGTCGGAGGAGCAGCGCAAGGCCGTGCGGGCGATGATGACGCAGTTCATGGTCGACACGCCGGAGGACCCGGCCAGAGCGGCGAAGTTCGTCCGGCCTGCGATCGGGCTCAACCTCCGGGACGCCGCGTTCGTCGGATCGTCTGCCGCCGCGCTGCTCGCAGGCGGCGCGGGCGTGTCTGCGGCGCTCAAGGTCGCGCAGGCATCCGCGTCGATCAAGCAGGGAGCCCGTGCGGCCCTGATCGCCAGGACAGAGGGGGCCGGAGCGTTCAACGCCGGGATCGTCGAGACGATCAGCACGGCTCTCCGGACAACGGACGCGGCGCTGAAGCCGCAGCCGCGCAAGATCTGGGTCACGGCGCGCGACGAGCTGGTCTGCGATCGGTGCGCTCCGCTGGACGGGATGGAGATCGCGTTCGGCGACAACTTCGACGACCGG